GATGAATCTGGTAATTATGCAGTAGAACCATTCCGTGTAAATATTCAAAATTCATTAAACGATGAAGTAAGTTCAAGAGGATTATATACATCAAATCAACTTACAGATCAAGGTAATACTCCATCAAATGATTTGATGTGTGTGAAATTATCACCAGGTAAGGCATATGTGAGAGGTTTTGATGTTTATCTACCAGGCACTACAGTGGTGGACGTTGAGAAACCAAGAGATACGAAATCTGTATTATCATCTTCTGTTCCCTTTAAGATGGGAAGTTTACTTAAGGTTAATAATGCTCATGGATCTCCAGTTATCAAAATTGGTGGTGCGACAAGTAATAGTATTGAATTATACAATCAAAGGACAAATTCAAAAACTTCAAATACAGATAGAGGTTTAAAAATTGGACAAGCGAGAGTATATTCTTTTGGAGTTTCAGATGCACCATATGAAAATGCTGCCACTGAGTTTGATCTTCATTTATATGACATTCAAACATTTACTATACTTAAAGTCTCAGCAACTAATAACGCAGTAAAAGGAACAAGAGTTAGAGGACTTGTAAGTGGTGCTGTTGCTTTTTGTGCGGAAGCAGCAAATCAACCAGCAGCAGGTCATCTTACACTAGGTGAAACCACAGGTGAATTTATCGAAGGGGAGGAGATTGTTTTTGATGAGCAATTGCATACCGAAAGAGCATCAATTACTGAGGTAAATGTTTTTGGTATTGATGATATTAAGTCTGTCTATCAAGACTCATCTACCATAGGTGGTTTAGCGGTAGATTTCAGTGCTGACTCTGTTCTCTATGATCGCATCTTACCTAATTTTTCTATAAATGATAAATTAACTTTAACATACAGTAGTTCTAGTGAAAGTACAGGAACGATTACTAAACCTAGATTTGTTGGAAAGGTTGGAATAAAAACAGATACAATTATTAGTTATAGTCATACAGCGAGTGATCCTGTATTTTTAAGAGTCAAAAGTATAGACTCCGCAAAACAAATTACATTGGCAACTATTCCTCAAGATGTTGCAGGTGTTATGAATGGTGATCCTATAGGATCAACTCCTGGAACTTTAGATACTAATTTTACAATTAAAGTTCCAAAAATTGTCAGAGCAAATCAAACTGGTATATTTGCAAGACTTCCAAAGAAGAATATTTCAATAGTTGATACTTCTAATTCTAATTTAATTATCAGTGTACAAAAAAATACTGTTAGTGTTAGCAATCAGGGAAAGGCAGAATTAACATCTAACACTGTATTAGACGCATCTGCTGGTATTACAAGTGTATTCTTTGAACCATTTGATGCAGAAAAATATTCTATACATTATTCAGGTGGAACTATAGAACCATTAACTTCTGATCAAGTAACTTTATCAAATGGAAATACGAAAATTGAATTTAGTGGTTTAACACCTAATGCTACCAACGTTACTATAAATGCTACGTTAAAAAAAGTTGGTGTAAAAAGTAAAGTGAAATCTTTTGTAAGAAGTGAACAATTAGAGGTAACTCGAACTTCTGGATTATCTATCACAGGGGGTCTCACACAAGATACTCGTTATGGTTTAAGAGTAGAGGATGAAGAAATATCATTAAATACTCCCGATGTTGTTAATGTTGTGGCAATTTATGAGTCTAAAACAACATCTAAAGCAGTTTTAGATAAATTAACGTTTATTAACGGTTTAAATCTGAATACTAATGCAATTATTGGTGAGCAACTAGTTGGACAAGAAAGTCGTGCTGTAGGTCAAATTGTTTCAAGAACATCAAATGAAATTGAATTTGTATACTTAAATGCAAATAAATTTGTTATTGGTGAACAAATTAAGTTTAAAGAATCAAATATACAAACAAACCTACAAAACTTAACCACAGGTAATTATGTAAATAGAACCACTAATTATACGTTGGATAAAAATCATAAACATCAATTTAGTGGTATTTCCAAACTTGTAAGAAAAGACAATTCACCAATACCTGGCAAAAAACTTCTTGTAATTTATAACAAATATGCAGTTCCATCATCTGACACTGGTGATGTATTTACAGTTAATTCTTATAGTGCGGATAGATTTGAGAAAGATATACCATCTGTAGAGTTTGATAGAGCGTCAGATCTTCTTGATTTCAGACCAATAGTTAGTGATTATGATCCTGCATCTGCAACTGGATCACCTTTTGCATTTTCAAATCGATCATTTAAACATACTAAACCATTTATCATTACACCAAATGAGAGTTCTATTTTAGGATTTAGTCATTATCTACCAAGAATTGATAAATTGGTCATTAATCAATTTGAAGAGGTAAAATTAATTAAAGGAGAATCATCTGAGGATCCTTCTGCACCTACAGAGTTAGGACCATCTATGGAGATAGCAGAGATAGTATTACCTCCATATCTCTACGATGTTGATAGTCAACCATCTATCAAAATGAAAGATAATCGTAGATTTACGATGAGAGATATTGGTGCACTTGAGAAAAGAATTATAAACTTAGAAACAGTAACTACATTAAATGCACTTGAACTTGATACTAAATCATTCCAAGTAAGAGATGCTGATGGATTAGATAGATTTAAATCTGGTTTTGCTGTCAATAATTTTAAAAATAGAGATTTTATTAATTTTAATTCTGATGGTGGTTCAAGATGTGATATAGACGTATTTCATCGTGAATTAATAAGTGCGGTTGATTTTTGGTCGATGAGAGCAGAACTTGCAGTCAATCCAGCTATTGATGTCAACGCTGCTGATTTAAATTCAAATTTAGAATTATTAGATCCGAATTGTAAAAAAAGTGGGGATATAATTACTCTAAACTATACAGAAGTTGATTGGTTAAATCAACCACATGCAACTACAAAAGAAAATGTTAACCCATTTGAGGTTATTGCTTTTGCTGGTCAAGTGATAATTGATCCTCCTTCTGATAACTGGGCAAGAACAATTTATATTGATAATGTAAGAACTGAGTCAACTGGTAACAGATGGGTCGAGCAAGCAAATATAGTTTCTCAAACCACTACAACTGATACAGATGTTGATGTTACAAGAAGAGATAGGGGATATGATGAAGAAATTATCACCACAAGGACTACAACAAACACCACTCGCACAGAAACATCATTTACGAATGTGCTTGAAGGTAGTGCAAGGGAGTATGATTACATTGAAGATGTTAAGATAAGTGGTAAAGCAGATCCTTACATGAGATCTAGAAATGTTTATTTCTCTGCAAATGGATTAAAAGCAATGACTAGACATTACCATTATCTCGATAATGGAACTCCAGATATTGTTCCAAAATTAATTCAAATTAGTATGTCAACAGGTGCATTCATAATTTATGAAAATGCACGTATTGAACAAAATGGTGTACAAATAGGGTATGTTAAATTACAAGCACCAAATCATAAATTTGGTGATACTAATCGTCCTGATGTTGGTGCAGGATTAGGATCTCCTTCAGTTTATGTTGAAAAATATGAAATTGATATCTTTGATCGTTCAAGACCTGCCCCATCAGACACATATTCAGCAACTTCTCAATTATTAAATATTGATGTTAGTTCTTTAGCAAACTTAGAAAATTATTTTGGATATGTTGTAAAAGGTGCAAGAATAATAGGAGAGACAAGTGGTGCTGTAGCAACAGTTACAAGTATTGACTTATTCTCAGATAATTGGGGAGATTTGATTGGAGCATTCTTCTTCAGAAATGCAAATATTGAACCATTACCACCTGTTGTCTTTAAATCTGGTACAAAGACATTCAGAGTGACTGCAGCAGCGGAAGGGGTAATTCCATTACCAGGTGAAACAGCACTCGCTAGTGACGCTTCTGGTACCTTTACAGGCACTGGTACGATATTAACTCAGAATACATCCACTGTTCAGGTTAGAAATCCACCCGCACCTCCCCAGAGACAAAATGAAATTACATTCAATGTAACACAGAGAACAGATGTAGATAGACAACGTATACCTGCTCCTCATAGAGATCCTCTTGCTCAATCATTTACTGTTGATGAGACTGGTGCTTTCTTAACCTCTTTTGATGTATTCTTTGCATCAAAAGATCCAAAAGCAAAATTATTTGTTGAATTAAGACACGTTGAATTAGGAACACCGACTAGATTTTTGGTAGCAGAATTTGCACAAGTTGCTTTAAATCCAAATCAAATTAATGTCTCTGATGACGCATCAGTTGCAACTACAATTAGTTTCCCATCACCAATTTATCTTGAACCAGAGAAAGAATATGCACTCGTATTCTTAGCACCTGCCTCTGATAAGTATGAAATGTGGTGTGCAACAATGGGTGAAAAAACTATAAGAACATCTAATTTACCAGATGTTGAAAATGTTGTTGTAAGTAAGCAATACATTGGAGGTAGTTTATTTAAATCCCAAAATGGAACTATTTGGACTGCAAGTCAATATCAAGACTTATGCTTCAAGTTACGTAAAGCATCATTTGTATCATCTGGAACTGCAACATTCTTTAATTCATCTATTGAACCAGGCAACTTGAATACATCACTATTGCCAGTAAATGCCTTACGTTCTTTACCAAGAAAACTCAAAGTAAAAATAGATGGATCTGGAAATAGAACAATTAATGAATTCCCAATTGGAAGAAAAGTAAGTACAAATTCTGGACAAGCATCAGATGATAACAATATAACTGGTATCATTGAAGGTCAAGGTGCACCTATCAATACTAATGGATCAACAGGATTTGAAATTGTAACTGGTGGTTCTGGTTATGCTTTTGATAATACTAGTAATATACCTTTAATTTCATTAACAGGAAGTGGAACAGGTTCTGAGTGCACTGTAACTGTAGTTAATGGTGTCATAACAGGTATTTCCAATTTAACTGTTGGATCTGGTTATCAAAAAGGTGAAGTATTAACAATTGATAATAGTAACGCAAATGTTGATAAAGGACAAGGATTTAAACTTGCTATAACTGCAATTAATACTACATTTGATACATTATTCTTGACCGATGTTCAGGGTAAAAGATTTGTAGATAATCAACAAATGGTTGAATATGGATCAAATAATAATACAAGAAACCCTATACCAAATGTTTTTGTAAATACTGACTCAACTCCAATTAGTATTGATGGTGTTGAATTTGATGGTAAAACAATTGAAATCACACAATTTAATCATGCCCATCATTCTGGTGTAAACCGTGTTAAATTACAAAATGTTCAACCAGACACAACTATTACTCAAATAACACAAGCAATTTCAGCAGATGCAACAGTTGTTTCAGTTGCAGACACTACATCATTTGCATCTTATAATGGTATAACAACACATAAAGGTGAAGCATTACTTGGATCTGAAATAGTTTCATACGTGATTGGAGAAGGACAACTTACAATTGGAAGATCAAAATTTGACTCACTTGCCTCTCCTCATGATTCTGGAACAGATATTCAAGTTTATGAAGCGAGTGGTATATCATTAGTTGGTATTAATACTACATTTACTATTTCTGCCAATCCAAATACTATTGACTCATATTTTGTTACAGTTGATGTAGAGTCATTTACTGATCCTGTTCGTGAGGAAGG